CAAGAATTAATAAAGCTCTTAGGGCTTGGAATTGCTAGTTTAATTATATGTAGTATTACTATGGCTGAGATAAAAAATACAAAAGATTTTATGAAAGCAATAGAGGAAGTTCGTCAGGAATATCCTGAGGATTCTATTGAGAGAAAAATACCTACAGGATTTATCGCTACAGTAGCTGCTGCAGAGACTGGTAATTTTCAGTTTGAAAATGCACCAACTGCAAAAAATGCTAATAATTTTTTTGGAATGCAAGCTAGTTCAAGTTACATAAAAGAGAATCCAGATAAATTTATGACTACTACAGGTGGTGCTAATCTAAGAACATTTACAGATAGTAAAGATAGTATTAGGGGATTTTTACAGTTAATTACATCTGATGATAGATATAAAGATGTAAGAGAATCTACAGAAAAAGTAGAAGATATGTTTAAAGGTATGAGTCCATACGCAGAAAGAACAGACTATCCTAGTTTTTTAGCAAATGTATATAATGATAGAATCAAACCAATAATAGAAACAGAAAATATGCTGATTCCTAGAAGAAAACCTATAATGAATCAGATGAATACACTAAAATAAAAAGGGGAGCCATATAGACTCCCCCACACAGGCAACACAAGACATCTAGAGTATTTACTCTAGGTGTCTTTTTTTTTGGACCTTTGATAGAATGAACGATCACCCCATCTCTTTGTCCAAATCCAGCTACTTAAACTTACAATCCAACCTTCAAACTTACACATTAGTGGATTGTGCCAAAAGTAATATTTTAATTTATTTAACATATGAAGGTAATCCTAACATAGGTCTTTTATCAAACATATTTGATTTTGCAAATTTACCATTTAGATGATTATAATGTAAAAATACTTGTGCACAATTATCACCTTCTAATGGTTCTCTCCAATGTTCTAATTCACAACCACTATACACTAACATATCACCTACATCAAGTAATACTTCAGTGCCTTTAGGTGCATTAGGTTTATGTATATTTTTATACTCATCAATAACATTATCAGAACCTGTACCATCTATAAATATAGGCCACTTAGTACCACCTAAATGTATAGTAGTAGATATTTCACAACTAGGTCTATCTTTATGACGTTTTAATATGTCACCTTTCTTATATATTCTTGCATAAGAATATGTTGGGACTAATTCTAATCCTGTTTCTCGCTGCATTTTAAATAACACTTTCATTAGTAAGGTTTCCATTACAAAATCAGAATAGTGAGAATAGGTGTTTGGAACTTGTTTATCTTTCCAAGTACCTAACAATGGTGACTCATAGTTTATGTTATTTTTATACATATAATTTACAACATCTCTTTTAAGCATAAAGTAATTGTATATAAAATTAGCTAATTCATGATTAACTGCATTTTTTATTATTTGATATTTTTTTATTTTAAATGTCATACAAACATACCTCTTTGTAAAAAATTAAATGATACAGATATTCTTATATCATTAGATTGATTTGGATCTACGCAGTGCATTAACCAAGATGGAAACATAATACATCTACCTTCAATAGCTTTATAATGTGTTTCTCTATATAATCTTTGTGGTAAATTATTTTGTTTTTGTCTTGGTCTAACCATAGATGCACAAGATCTTGGGTCATCTATTTTTAAATCTCCACAATTTTCAGGTGCTTTAATATAATAAACACCAGACCACAAAGAGTTAGGATGTTGATGTGCTCTATTCATCCCACCTGGTGGATTTATATTAGCCCACATATTACCTAAAAAAGGTTCACTTTCATAATGCTCTTGTTGATATACTGTTCTCTGACATTCATATAACATATCAACTAGCTTTTTAAATTGTGGTAGTTCATGCATATTAGTAGTTGAATGCCAGCCTTGAACATTAGTTCTTACAATACCTTTATGTTGTTTAGACCAAGCTATAATATCTCTTTCTAATTCTTGGTTAAGAGTGGGATGTTTTATATCTGCAATATAAATGGGTGTTGGAAAATGTAATTCTCTAATCATTTAAATGGTGTGCCTCCAAACCACATAACCAAAGATTTTCTGTTACCTCGTATTACAGGTTTAACTCTGTGTCTAATAAACGATGCAAAAAATACAGCATGTCCTTGTTTTATTTTTGCAACTTTACCCTCTGACATTAATTCTAAGTCGCCACCTTCAAACTCTGATTCTGGTGACAATAAACAAGTCATGGATATTTTTCTAACAGGTGGTTCATGTTGACAATTAACATCATTATCTATATGCCAATCATAAAATCCACCCTCTGGGTATTCTGTGTATTGTGCCATTTCATTTATACACATTCCATTAAAATCAAAATGATTACCGTTTGTTTTTTTCATAACAAATTCAAGTCGTTTATACATTTCAGGTATTTTTTTAAATGGTATCCAACTTATATGTGAGGTTCTAGTTTTAGTATCTATCTTACCACCCTTAATACCTTGTTCATTTCCAACTGATGCAGTGTTTCTAGGTTCTGATCGGCCTGCATTAATTATCATCTGACATTGTTCAGATGTAAAAATTGGTTGTGTGGTTTCTACTATGTAAGATTTCCATCGTGGCTCTGTTATCATGCTGCACCTCTATTTTTAATAGGGTCAAATTGCACATCACAGTTTGCAGCAAGAGTTCTTCTAGTCTCATCTGTCCCATTAAACGGATATACACAATGTCTCATATCATATGGAAAAATATAAAAGTCTCTAAGATTCATAGGTGGTTGATAATCTATTTTTGCAAACTGTCCATTAGCTGCACCTAGTATTTGTAATCTACCGTTCTGTGGTGTATCTGATGCAGAGTATTCTCTACCATAAGTAGATGGTAGTTTTAAAATCATAACACTAGATAGTCCAGTAAATAACATACCTCTATGTATGTGGGCAGGATTGTACTCATGCTGTTTCATTTCATTAACCCAAATAGAATTAAGATGTAAATCATAGTCTCGTATTTTATTAAAAGCTAAATAATGTTTAAACATATCCATAAAATAACTTGTTATATTTGTTGATAATAAATTATGATTTTTCATTTTAGTTTGATCAGCACCATGATAAAACAAAGAATGTTCATTTTCTATTTTACCGACTAACTGTCTGTTTGCTTTATATAAGTTGTTAAAATTAGTTTCATATATAGTATTGATAGCTATAAAAATATCTAATGGCACTTGATATTTTAAAACTGATTGACCTAAAAATACAAAATCAAACTTTGGATTTGTCATTTTGTGTTATCTGCTCTGCCTCTTTATAACTACTCTCTAATTCACCACTAGCTTTTATTCTTTGTAGTGATTGTAACTGACCCATAACATTAAATATTTCAGCTTCACTTGAATTAGAATTTAAAGTTTTAGCTTTTTCATGATACTGTAATCCATAAGATTCTAATTGATGAACATTTACATCTTTATCATTAAATGAACCATCATTAAATTCTTTCTTTAATTTAGACCACATTTTGATTTCACGCATTCTATGTCTTGCAACTTTTTCCATAGATGCTTTACCAAATCTAGCTTCATCTAAATCTATCTTATATTTAGTTAGTTTATAATCATCTTGTTCTTTATCTATCTTATCTTCTAACCATTTTATTTTTGCTTCATTTCTTCTATAATCAAATGATAAATGCATAAGATTATCTAAATAACTAGATTGTTCTCTTACACATTGCCAATACTTTGCAGCTTTAGTAGGATACCTATTGTCTTGAAGCACAGAAAATCTAGCTTCTGTTTCCGTTCTAAACATTTGTTTTTTAGTCCAAGTATCTCGCAACTCATCAACCATACCTTTAAATGCAGATAAATCTTCTTTTTCTAACAAATTATTTAGATGTATTTCTTCTTTTTGTATTATATCTTTTACATCTTTTTTCATGCTATACCTTTTGTATTAATTGTTTTATATCTTCTTGTAGTTTCCTACCCACAGAATTTGCATGATTTATTACTGCAGCACACAAATTTCCATGGTAAGGATAACCTTTTAATGCTTCTCTAATTTTACCTACAGGTTTACCCCCATAATCAATTACAATAGCATTGTCTTTATTAAGACCAATTTTTAATTCAAATAATATACCAGTATATTTATCTAAATTATTTTTTTCCGACATCTTTTCCCCCATCAGAGTTTACAGGTGTAAGTGTTGATAGAGAGTTCATTAACTTAACAACTTCACCGTATGGTCTTGTCATTAAATATCTCATAATATCCATTAGTTGTTCTGAACTTATAAAATATGTTCTAGGGGTAGGTTGTTTTATTTTTTGTTTTTCTTCAGCCATTTGTCCTCCTATTAAAATGGTATATCATCTTCATTAGGATAGAATTTATCTATCACTTTTAATTTGTCTAATGCACATCCTATTATTTCTAATTGTTTGTCTATCTCTTCAACAAACTGTGGATGCTCACCAATACCTACAGCTTTATGTAGGTATACTTCTATTGTAGCTTTAGCTACATCTACCTCTGCCTCATACTTTTTTTTCAAGGCACTCATAAATATATCTTTCATCACTCTGCTCCTTTAAATTGGTAGTATTTGTTTTCTACTAGTTCCTCATCATCAAAATAAGGATTAGTTTTTGCTGCCAAAGATTCTCTGGCATCTCGTATAGTTTGATTTAGCGTTCTACCTTGACGCAAACAACCTGCTACAAAATCTTCTACTTCAATTATTGCCTGTTTTACTTGTCCCATCGTCTTTCTCTGCCTCCTCTAATTGCTTAGTTAATTTATTTATTTTATCTTGTATTTCTAAGGTAACTTCGTATAACATATTTATCTTACCAAGTAAAGCCATTTTTTCACCATGCGTCATTTAACCTCCTGTATTAGTCTATTTAAATACCAGTGTGCCTTTTGTAAATCTTCTAAAGGCTCACCTTTAAATTTATATCTAGAAACATATTTTAGTATATTACCTTTTAGATATCCATGATATTCATCATCAGTCATACAATCACTTATTACATCAATAGTTTCTTTTCTACCATGTAGATAATGTGCAGGTGCATTTACACTATCATATTTAATTTCATTCTCATATGACATATCATTTCCATGATCTATAGCTTTTTCGTATACTCTTTTACTTTTTACCATATTCTCTCCTAATAGTTTTGATATCAATTGTTTCTATATTATAATTACCATCTTTTACTTCTCTTTTAAGTATAAGACCACTCCACCACATATGCTGTGTATCTCTGGCAAAATGCTCTGTATGATTTAGGTAACATCCTGCAGATAATCCGTGTATCTTTTTACCATTTGGTAATGTAGATATAGCATAATCTAACAAATGACTATGTCCCACTGTAGCAGAAACTTTGTGTTTTGTCAAGAGAGTTCTACCAATATTTTCTCCAGATATAGCTGAACCCATAATACCAGATGGGAAATGATGTGAATAATATATACCATCAATAATCTTTATCTGTTTATATGGAACTTCTTGCCAACCATATTGTTTAAATTTAAGATCACTAATTTTTAATGTGCCATCTAGTTCTGGATTGTCATCTACAAATCTATCAATCCTATCTTCATGATTGCCATGTATCATAATCT